CGTTGTTCGCGAGGTTCTTCAGGTCGTCGTTGGCCTTCCCCGCTGCCGCCTGGAGCTTCAGCAGCGTCGCGGCGAGGTTGTCGTAGCGCCGGCGCGCGGCCTCGTTCCCGGGCTCGCGCTCGAGCACGTTCGATAGGCCGACCATGATGTTCATGACCCGCGCGATCTCGGCCGAGGCGTCCTTCGCCTTCGTCGTGGCATTGCCGAGCTCGTCGAACCCGAAGTTGCCCTTCACGTTGCCCCAGATCTGGGCAAGGCGCTCGCTCCACGTCTTCGACTCGACCATCTGGCGCGTGAACTCGGCGAGCGCCGGCGTCATCTTGTCGACGACCATGCCCTTCCACTCGTCGCCGGCCTGCTTCAGCTTGACCAGGTTGTCCTCGAACTCCTTCGCCCGCTGCGACGCCTCGAGGGTCTGCTTGCTGTTCAGGTCGGTGTTCGCCGCCAGGTCGCGCAGGAACGGCAGCATCGCGGCGCCACTCTTGCCGAAGAGCTCCATCGCCGCCGCGGTCTTGCCGCTGCCGTCGGCGAATCCGTCCATCGCCTTCGCGACGGCGACCAGCTGGTCCTCGGGCTTGAGCTGCTTGAACTGGTTGAAGTTCAGCCCGAGCGCCTGGATCGCCTGCGCGGCGCCCTTCGAGTCCTCGTTCTGTGTCTCCATCGCCTTCGAGAGCTTCGCGCTGGCGGCGCTGATGTCGTCGAGGCTGGTCCCGGTGAGCTTGCCGGTCTTGCCGAGCGCGCCGAGCGCGGTCACGCTGATGCCGGTCTGCGAGCTGAGGTCGATCAGCCGCGCCTTGAACTCGACCACGCCGGAGATCGCGCTCGCGAAGGCTTCTGCCGAGAGCACGCCGCCGAGCCCGACGAAGGCCGTCTTCGCGTACCCGACGTACGTCTCGATGTCCTTCATCGCGCCCTGGACCGACGACTTCGCAGCCGTCATGTCGGTCTGCAGGCGGGCGATGTCGGCCTTCAGGCCGATGACCAGGTCGCCGACGTTAATCGTCATCCGTTGCCCTTCTGCGGCACCGAGAGTGCCGTCTGATCCATCGCCAGGAGCGTGTCGGCCTCCCAGGCAGAGAGCCGGACGTTCCGCCGCTCCCAGGCTTCCAGCTCGAGGTACGAGATCGGCGCGCCCTCATGCTGGCGGGTCGCGCTCAGGTCGAGAAAGGCATGCCAGAGCTCGCGCACGGCCATCGGCAGCGGTTCCAGACTCTCCGCGAGACGAGGGTCCGCCTGGCCGGTGGCCCGCAGAGCGCTCTGCAGGTGACGCCGCAGGCTCGCTCCGTCTCCTTGCGAGACGCCGAGTTGCACCTCCAGCCCCGCGCGCCGCGTCAGGCGTTCGCGGAGCCGCCGATAAAAAGCTCGCGTTGGTCGAGCGCGGTCTTCACCTGGTCGCGCACCCATGCGCGTTTCGGGTCGGCATAGAGCGCCTTGCAGGCCTCGACGCTGAACTCGAGCGGCGCGCCGCCGGCAGCCAGGCCGCGCCAGCCGAGCGTGCAGGCGGCGAGCATGTCGAGCTCATCCGCCGCGTCGTCCGCGGGGTCGCTGGTCATCAGCCGGCCCTGCTTCTCGAACTCCGCGCGGCGGCGCCGCATGAGCGCGAAGAGCCGCTGCCGGCGAACGTCGTGCTCGGGTCCGGCGAGCGTGAAGAAGGCGCCCGTCGGCGCGCCCGTGCTCGGGTGCTTGAGCTCGACCTCGGCGGTCGTGAGCTGCTGCGCGGTGTCGAGGTCGAAGGTCATGCTTGCGCGTCCTGGATCTGGACCGTCGTCTTCTCGGTCTGGATGCCGGCGCCGCCGGTGAGCGCCTCGAGCGCCTGGAAGCTGAACGTCTGCACGACGCCGCCCTCGCCGTCGGTCTTGTTCGCGCTGCCGACCTTGATCCGCGGCAGGTGGATCGACAGGAAGTCGCTCGCTGCGGTGTTGTCGGCCGTGAAGGCGGCGAGCAGGTCGATCTCCGTCTCGTTGATGAAGGCGTCGCGCAGCACCGTGTCGGCGAAGTAGGCGGTGAACTGCCCGCTCACCATCACCGAGCCGGGGAACAGGAACGGGACGACGTTCGAGCCGACGACCGGGTCGCCGGTGAAGCCCGGGTTGATCGTCAGCGTCAGGCCGGTGACGATCGCGTAGGTCACGCCGCCGGCGCGCAGCACGCCGTTGACCGACGCCATCGCGCCCGTCGTGGTGATGACGGTCGGGCTGGTGAAGTACTGGGCGCTCGCCGTCGTGATCTGCTGGCCGAGGATGTCCATGTCGAGCTGCGCGAGCCCGGTCGGGGGCAGGCTCAGCGTCAGCTGGTCGACCTTGCAGCCGCTGAAGACCTCGCTCGCGGTGATCTCGGGGAACCAGTGCTCGTAGGAGAACGAGTTGTCGGTGTGGCCGGTCTGCGGGATGAACGTCGTCTTTCCGATGACCGTCACCGTCGAGCCGGTGATCGGACCCTCGGCCACCAGCGCGGAGGCGTTCAGGACGATGACCGTCAGGACCGTGGCCGTGATCGTGACGACGAGCAGGTTCTTGCTCAGGTTCGCGGCATTGAACGTGCCGATCGAGAGGCGGATGACGTGCCCGAGCTTGATGCCGTCGGTCAGGAAGGAGCCGGCCGCGCGCGTGAGGGTGTACGTCGGACCGGAGCCGGCGATCGTGATGCTGGCGGCCGTGATCGCGGTGATCGCGCCGAAGTCGCGCTTCAGCGCGAAGCCCATGAAGTCAGAGTAGGTCTTGCACTGCAGGTCGCCGGTGAGCTTGCCCTTCACGCGGCGCACGCCGTGCCGGTAGTCGCTCTTTTGGAACGACTGCTTGATCTCGTTCGAGAGGTACGTGTCCTTCGCGAGGTCGAGGGTGCTCGAGACGCGCCGCATCGCCTGCGCGGTGCTCGCGCTCGGCACGGTGCCGAAGGTCACCTCTTTCTTGTAGGCGATCTGTTTGAAGATGCCGGCGGCGGGGTTCGTCATGGCTAGGGCTCCTGATAGGTGACCTGGAAGTCAATGGACTGGTTGTAGAGCTGGCGGTCGTCGTCTCGAAGGTCAGGACCGACCGTGTCGCGGATGATCGTGATCACGCGGACGCCGTTGATGACGCCGCGCTGGTAGTTCAGGGCGATGCGGATCTGCTCGATCAGCGCTTTCACCGCGGGGTAGGTCTTCGCGACCGCGCTCACCGAGATGCGCGCGCGGTTCAGGCCGTAGGCGCTGTTTGCGTCGATCGTGGTCAATTCCTGCGCGCTGACGTGCTCGATGACGATCAGCGGGAGCAGCGCGTTCTCGGGCGCCTGGCCGGGGTGGATGCCGTTGCCGGTCGTCTCGCCGAGCAGCGATGTCACCGCGCTCGCGTTGGCGAGCAGGTAGCGGACGGCCTTCTCGGCGCGCATCAGGTTTCGGAGGGCACGTTGATGCCCTCCTTCGTAAAGCGCTTCTGCATGTATGCGGCGACCGCCTCGGTGGCCGTGCGCTGGGTGTTGTCGAGCGCGGGGCGCATGAAGGGCCGCTTCTTCGCGCCGGGGTGATGCACGACCTCCGCGTTCGCCGCAGCGAAGAACAGGCTCTTTTTGTTCTTGGGCTTGATCAGGTGCGCGGCGGTGCCGAACTCGACGAACTTCGCCCAGAAGGCTTTCGGGCCGCCGGCCTTGACCTGCGCCCGCACGGTGCTGCCGCGTGCGCTGGTCGTGATCCTCAGGCTGTCGCGCAGCGCGCCCGGGTGCGGGCCGCCCGTCTCGGCCGGGCAATCACGCTGCGCTTCCTGGAGTTGGACCTTCGCGCCGGCGCGCAGCGCGCCGCGGAGGATGTTCCGCTCCAGCTTGATCGGGATGTCCTCGAGCGCGGCCAGGAGCGCCGGCAGGCCGGTGACTGCGTCGCTCACGCGGTGTATTCCTGGCAGAGCATCTCGATGCCGCGCTTGCGCGGGATCTCCAGCGCGTTGACGATGTTGAAGATGCGCCCGTCGCTCTGCAGGACGCGCATGTCGCTGGTGATGCCTGAGCGCCAGCGGATCGTCACCTTCACGTTGCGGTCGCCGACCCGCAGGCCCTGGCGCACCGCCTCTGCCCCGCCCACGTCGGTGCAGTTCGCCCGGATGTTGGCCGCGAAGCTCACCCAGGTGATCTGCTCGCTGCCGAAGTCGGGGTCGCGCACGACCTGCTTCTGCTGGATCGTGATGACCTCGTAGAGGGTGCCGGCCTGCATCAGTTCAGGTAGACGGTCGCGCCGTCGAGGAGACGGTCGGTGTAGGGGATCTCGACGACCGTGCCGCGCTGGAGGATGAGCGTGTCCTCGCGGTTCTCGAAGAAGGCTCCGACGCGCGTCAGCAGCCAGGTACGGACGCTGTCGTGCATGCGCCCGATGTAGTGCGTTCCGGTCCCGACATCGGTCATCGTGACGGCCGAGCCTCCCAGGGTGGCCGAGACGGTGAAGGTCGTCGGGGTCAGGACGCTGGCGACGTAGTAGTCGGTGTCGGCCGCCAGCGGTGCCGGCAGCGTGCCGCCCGAATTCTGGAAGCGGAGGTTGTCGCCGACATTCAGCGCCTGCCAGATGCCGCCCTTGATGCCGATGGTCGATGACGACGCGGTGAAGGTGAGCGGCGCGATCTCGCCGGCGTCGTAGATCACCTCGACGGCATTGATCTGCGGCAGCGTGGGCGGCCAGATCTGCCCGAAGACGGGCGTGATGCGCGCCGGCAGCTGCGTGGTGTCGACGACGTAGCTCGACGGCGACAGCGTCTGCTGCGTGCCGTTCATGTCGACGTATTTGATCGACTGGACGGTGAGAACGGGGCCGCGCTCGAGGAGGATCGCCGAGCCGGGGACGTTGAAGGGCCGGCCGAAGGGCACGCCCATCAGAGTCGGACCCGGGAAGGCGTCGATCGTGAATTTCCAGCGAGAGGCGACGATCGTGCGGCCGCACCGCTCCTCGGCGAAGAGCGTCGCGCCGCGCAGGTAGAGCTGCAGCATCGCGTCGTCGGTCGTCACGTCCTGGCGCACCTGCGCGCGCAGCTCGAGCACGTCGAGCGCCAGCGCCGCGGCCTGGATGGTGCGCTGCAGGCCCATCAGGCAGCGGCAGGCTCGACCGGCGCTTCAGGGGTCGGCTCGGGCTGCTGCTCGGGCAGCGGCGCGGGCTCGGTTGCGACCTGGTCGGCGTCGATCGCCTCGGCAAAG